TATGTTTTGATTAGGTCTGCTTCTATGCGCATAGAATGATGCGACTGCTCGAGTGCGTTGTTAAGCATCTTGATCATATTTTTGTGTTTGTAGTCATCGACTTTCATCTCACTCAGCCAGACGAGTAGCTTGCTGATCTCCCATGGTGTCATGCTAAACTTGACCTGAAGTTGTGTGGTATCTGTGTATTCGTACTTCATTGTTGGTTCTCCTTGGTTATCTTTGCGGCGAGGTTCCACGCCATTGCTGATGCTATTGCGAGGTGGGCAATGTCTTCCTTGTCGTGAAGATTGATCCACTTCATTAGTTCATCCCAGTCATTCGGAGTGTGAAACAGATTGATTTGCTGTAGCATTCTTGGTTCTCCTTGGTTTGGTTGGTTGTTTTGCTGAGAGGAAATGAAATCCTCTTCGGTTGATTCATCGAAACTAACGCAGCAAATTTTGCGTTTGTATCTTTTGGGTTCCATCCTTCGCTGTCGGAGTGACAACAGGTGATGGGGTCAACGCCTGCTACATGAGGTAGACGAGCAGGCAGGGTGTCAGGATCGCTGCAAGGCCTGCAACGTCCAGTATGAAGCTCTTCATTGAGGTTCTCCTGAGAGGTTGAAGGGTGGCGCTGAGGCCACCCAACTAATGCTTACGCCAGCTTCTTGCGAAGGGCTTCCATGTTCACGTTAGTGCGCTTGATTGGACGTTTGACCATAGGCTTCCACTCTTCGCCGCCAGTGATCGAGAAGTACACTGCCTTCTCAATTTCGAAGCGCTCTTCGAGGATTTCCATCTCAGCGTAGAGTCTGCCAGCAAAGGTCTCTGCTCGCTCTGCTGCGTTATCCTCTTTCTCTGACATGTGACGATCATACTCTGCGAGGATGTCAGCGAGCTGCCTCTTCTTGAAGCTCAAGCTGTTGTTTGCAGTGTAGCAAGCGTCCCGTGCCATGCCGATGAGCAAAGCTTCGCTGACACCGTCTTGCTGGAAGTATTTAATGTGATCAAGTTTTTGAGCGATGATGTTTGTGGTGGTGAGTTTCGTTGACATTTCTTAGTCTCCTATACTGTCGCGAGGATCATTCCCGCGATGAAATGCCAGAGAATAACTCACCAACCGAACGCAGTGAGGCTTGCAGTTCGCAATGACAATCCGCGCCTGCCACCGCCAGAATCTGAGTGCCAACACAAGCACACAATGAAACAGCAGTGAGGGAGAAAGGATTGTCGTTGCGAACTGTTGGAGTGTTATTCACGCCAGCATGAAACGGGGGAATGACCGCAGAGACATAGGAGATGTGGGCAATGGCAGCTCGACGCCACAAACATCAGAGCTAAACAACTGCGTTATAGTATGGTTATAGCATGGCGACAGTGTGGTTGGCGAAGCTTTGTGCGTTGACACAGGGGTTCGTGAGCGTGCTATCAACGGGGGGAGAAGAGGGAAGAGGGGGGCTCAAGGAGTATAGAATGACTGAAGTTACAAAGAGAGCGCTAACCAGCAAGCAATCAGCTTTGGTTGATATAATGGTAGCGGAAGGCCTGAAGCCAGCGCAAGCAGCGGAGAAGGCTGGGTACGCTGCTGGCAAGGCTGGATATGTCAGTGCATACAGATCACTCAAGCTGCCACATGTGCAGCAATACATGATGCAGAGGATGCATGAAGAGTTTGGGTTGAGTGCTGTTGCAGCCCTGAACACCACTCGCAGGCTGTCTCAAGGTGCCAAGAGCGAGTACGTACAGCTGCAGGCCAGCCAAGACCTGCTGGATAGGGCGGGCTACAAACCGATAGATAGATCACAGGTGCAAGTTGCAGGAGATATTAAGGTCTCGATAGACTTGAGCTAGGGGGTAGGGGGAAAGTCGTGGAGTTACTGCTAGCTAGTGGTCCTACACAAACATTATTTTCCTCTACAAGCTCGATGGTCCCCTGAGAATATTTTGGTTCACAAAAGTGCGGAGAGTTGCATGAGCAGATATGGTAAGACGCCGGAGAGGTCAGTTAGGTCTGACACGAGTATTGCAAAGCGTCAGATGAAGAGCAGCGGATATGTCAAAGACACCAGCGTGGCAGCGGAAGGCGGGGAAGAGCCCATCGGGGGGACTGAACCAGAAGGGCCGTGACTCTTACAAGGGAGGCACGTTGAAGGCTCCTGTTAAGAGTGGTGACAATCCACGGCGTGCTTCGTTCTTGGCGAGAATGGCTGGGGTCAAAGGTCCAGAGCGTGACGAGAAGGGCAAGCCTACGCGCCTTCTTCTAAGCTTGAACGCTTGGGGTGCTAGCAGTAAGGCTGATGCAAGGGCTAAGGCTCGTGCTATTAGCAAGCGGAATGCAAAGAAGAAGGATTGAGATATGTGTGGTGGTGGTGGTCCTAGTGCTGAAAGCATGTACCAAGAAAAGAAGCCTGAGTTTGGTGCGCTTCCCTCTTTGAGTATGGAGTCCCCTATTGAGCGCGGTGGCAATCAGTACGGCGGTGTCCGCACTGGGGCTAAGCGCCGTTCCCTGTTGGCCCCTATGATGCAGGCGGCTAAAGATCAGGGGGCGTATTGATCGGGTGGTCATTTAAGGATGGCGGCAATTGGTCTGGTGGTACGCACGAATTGTCTGGAATGACTTATAGCGGTGCTACTCGAACGCCTGAATCTCGCCCGCTGGTCTGGATTGATAAACCGAAAGCTTCTTCTTCTCAGCCCAAGGCTCCAAGGAAAAAGCAAACACCGCGCCCCAAGGGCGCTACAGCGTGGGATTAAGACATGCCTAAAGGACAGACCCCTAGAGCCAAGATGTTTCAGAAGGCTGATACGACTGAGGCCGTGGCCAATAGGAAGGCTCGCGGCAGCTATCTAGCTCGCGCACTTCGCCTCCTTGATCTGAAGGAGAAGGCCTCGATTACTCCAGCGGAGCGGAAGAAGATTGATAAGCAGCGCCAGTCTTTGCTCGATAATTCTAAAAAGCTCAGCGGTGGCGACCTGTGACCTTTCTCAATACCCTTTCTCAGCCAGAGCGAGATACCCTTCGGCGGGTTGTGAAGATAACTCACATGAAGCATCACCCAAAAGATTTTGTCACCGACTATGAGGCCGACAAGATCATTGAGGTTATTGGCCCAGAGGTTGCCTTCAGGATGATTAAGGTTGGCGTTGATAAAGGAATACAGAGCCTATGAAGAAGGGTCTTTACGCAAACATCAATGCCCGCAAGAAGAAGGGCATTAGCCGTTCAAAGTCAAAGTCAACGATCAGCGATAAGTCTTATGATGACATGAAGGCTGGCTTCCCAAAGAAGAAGAGCTTGCTAAAGCGAGATGGTTGACTTCAAATACAAGCCTGACGGCGAAGTGCTGAAATCCTTTATGAAGGATAACACGTTCTTTCGCGGCATCCGTGGGCCAGTAGGCTCTGGCAAGTCTGTTGGCTGTTGCATCGAAGTCTTTCGCCGTGCGTTAGAGCAGAAGCCGAACCCAGACGGGGTGCGCAAAAGCCGATGGGCTATCATTCGTAACACCAATCCGCAGCTTCGCACCACTACCATCAAGACTTGGCTGGACTGGTTCCCTGAATCGGACTGGGGCAGGTTCACTTGGTCGGTTCCCTACACCCACAACATCAAAAAGGGCGACATCGAGCTTGAGGTTATTTTCTTAGCTCTTGATCGGCCTGAGGATGTGAAGAAACTTCTGTCGCTTGAGCTTACTGGCATCTGGATCAACGAGGCTCGAGAGATTCCGAAGAGCATTATTGACGCCTGCACCATGCGTGTTGGTCGTTATCCCTCTATGCGTGAGGGAGGGCCGTCTTGGACTGGCGTTATTGCAGATACCAACGCACCAGAAGAGGATCATTGGTGGCCAATTATGTCTGGAGAGGTTCCTGTCCCAGACCACATCCCGCGTGAGCAGGCTAAGATGCTAGTGAAGCCAGACAACTGGTCGTTCTACACCCAACCTTCTGGAATGACCGAGGTTAAGGCAGAGGATGGTGAAATTCAGGACTATGTTCCCAGCAAAACTGCTGAGAATCAGGCCAATATGATGAAGAGTTATTACCCAAACCTCATTCGCGGTAAAACGAAATCATGGATTGACGTGTATGTTATGAACAGACTCGGCCATATTCAGGAAGGTAAGCCTGTCTACCCAATGTTTGCCCCAGAAGTTCACGTTGCCAAGGAAGAAATCCCAATTGCTGCGGGTCATCCCGTCTATGTGGGCGTTGACTTCGGACTTACTCCAGCCGCTGTCCTTGGCCAGAAGGTACGCGGGCGCTGGTTCTTGCAATCGGAGATCGTGGCCATTGATATGGGCATTGTTCGCTTTGCTGAGGTGCTTCGCAATGAGTTGGCTACCCGTTTCGCAGCGGCATCTGAGGCTATTATCATTGGCGACCCAGCTGGTGACTTCAGAGCGCAGACCGATGAGTCTACTCCGTTCCACAT